TCAACAAGCGACAATGGATCGTTCACGACAAGAACAACAACCACTGGCTCGACGCCTACGCTCTGGCCTGTGCGGCGGCCGGATGCACTGGACTGCGGCTCGTGGCTCCAGAGCCAGAACCAATCAAGCAAGTGCAGAAGTCAGAACCGAAACCACGGCTTGTGAATCCTCACGGGCAACCATTCCTTGCAACGGAGAGACGATAATGGCGAAACCGCTTCCACGAATTGACGGCACCGAAGTCAGTGAACAGCCTCGGCAACCAGTCGCGACAAAGCTGGAGAATCCTCCGGCGTGTGAGGGCTACATCCCCCGCAACGTCGATGTGCGAATGTCACGCGCTCAGGCTCGCATTCTCCGGGACAAGTTGCGGACGCTGGAAGACAGCGGAGCGAAAACTGCAGACGGCAAGCCGGTGAACAATCGGGCACAGGCTGTGCGGTGGATTCTAGAAAACATCGTCGACTGATAATCTGATTATCCGCTACATATTTCACGAATCAAATTTCGTGTTATCGTCCGTGCATGGTAATCGCGGACATCGAATCAGATTTGATCGAATACGCAGACTTTGAGGAAGTCGCCAGCGTTGCACGCGCCAAGTCGTTTATCACGGCGGCTACACGCTGGCTGATTTTGCGTCCGGAGTCTGCGAGCAACCAGAGCAGCTCTTTGTCAATTGGAAAAGATAAAATTGAAAGCCTGCTCAAGCGGGCGCGTGACTTCGTTGCGGCAAATCCAGCGACGAACGGTTCAGGCGGCGGCAGTGTTCGATTCCTCGGAGCGGGGACGAACTTCCGATGAGCAAAGCCCCGAACAACATTCAGTCCGCATTTGCTGACATTCGGGCAGACTACGACGCCACGCGGCACAGTCGCTTCGTTCGACGACGCACGGGCGTTGCCACGATGGGCAGCGGTCCTGACTATCACTTTCGAACCGAGTCGAAGTATTACGAGCTAATCGAACAAGCTCGGGACATGGATCGCAATGACGCACTTGTCGGCATTCTGGCTGATCGTCGCGTTGATAACATCGTTCAAAGTGGATTCACGCTTGACCCTAAGACTGGCGACAAGGGGCTAGACAATGCACTGTGGCAATGGTGGGAGGATGTTTCGACTGACCCCGATCAATGCGATATTGCTGGTGAACTCACCTGGAAGGAAATCGAGCGTCAGGCTTGCCGCAGTGAATCGGTCGACGGCGATATTGTTGTTACCGGAACCGAAGAAGGGCCGTTCCAGCTTCTGGAATCACATTTGATTCGCACGAAGTCGAAGGTCGAGGACACGTTTCTCGGAGTCACGACGAATCGAGTCGGGCGTCGCGAGCAATACTACGTTGCGGAAGAGCTGAGCGAGTTCGGCCAGTTTGGCGAATGCACTCCGATTGATGTCCGCAATGAAGACGGGATCCGGCAGGTCTTTCACGTCTACAACCCGAAGCGGGTAAACCCAACTCGGGGCGTCACTCAGTTGGCCCCAGTGTTTTCAATCTCCGGGATGCTGGAAGACATCAACTTCGCGAAGCTCGTACAACAGCAGGTTGTCAGTTGCTTTGCAGTGTTCCGCAAAATGGCGGCTGGCGGAAATCGTCTGCCATCCGCTGACAGTGCTTACGGTGACGCGACAGTCGAAACAACGCAGGCCGGAACGCGACAACTCGAAGGCGTATCGCCAGGCATGGAAGTCATCGGTCAGCCTGGGGAAGAACTGCAAGGCTTCAGTCCAAACGTTCCAAACTCAGAATATTTTCAGCAGGTCAAACTGATCCTGCAAATCATCGGCGTGAACTTCGGATTGCCTCTCTGCTTGGTCCTGATGGACGGCAGCGAGACGAACTTTTCCGGATGGCGTGGGGCAGTTGATGAGGCTCGCAAAGGATTCGTTGCCGACCAGCAGAATCTGGTGAGACGCCTGAACCGACCGGCGTACATTTGGAAGTTGTCTCAGCACCTAAAAGAAACAAAAGACGCTGCACTTCGCAAGGCTGCCAGCAAACTCGGTGACGGCATCTTCCGCCACAATTGGAACCTGCCGACGTGGAGCTACATCGAACCGGTTGCGGACGCTCAGGGCGATGCTGAGCAGTTGAAGAATGCGTTGACGTCTCCGCGACGTTTGCACGCGGCAAGAGGCAAGGATTGGGAAGAGATCGCAGAAGAATCGATTGCTGACAACGCGTTCGCAATCGACAAGGCACAGTCGCAAGCTGCAAAGATCAACGCGGCGTTTCCGGATGGCCCAAAGATCACCTGGCGGGATTTGATTGCACTGCCGATGCCAGCCGGAACGACAATGGCGATGCAGGATCCAGCGGCGATTGCTGTGCAGGAGAAGACGGCAGAGCAGCCACCGGAGAAACCGAAATCAGCGGCTAAACGCAAGGCGAAAGCCAAGGTGACAGCATGACAAAAACAATTCGAATCGATGGGGTCATTGGAACCGGAGACGGCGAAATCTCCGCAGCGATGGTTCGTGAGCAATTGCCAGAAAACGGCACGGAACCAATTGCGGTCAAGATTCACAGTGAAGGCGGCTCAGTCTTCGAAGGCTTTGCCATTCACGACGCATTCGCTGCGTATCAAGGCCCGAAGTCACTGTCGATTGAGTCATCCGCGTTCTCGATTGCCTCATTTATCGCCTGTGCATTTGATGACGTGGAGATCAGCAGCAACGGCTACATGATGCTCCACAACCCCTACGCACAGGTTGAGGGTGACGACGAAGACTTTGCCCGCCAGTCCGAGATGCTCGGCAAGCTCAAGTCGTCAATGGTGTCTGCCTACGCTCAGCGATCCGGAAAGAGCGAAGACGAAATCAAGGCCATCCTGAAAAACGAGACATACCTGAATGCTCAGCAGGCCGTTGAAATGGGACTGGCGAAACGAATTGCCGGACAGCCTGTCATCGGGCGAGCGTTTGCAAAAGTCAAAACCATGCCGCACGGAGTTGTAGCTGCCCTATTCGGGGCAGGCTCAGGCGGTGACAACGACTCAAAGAAAGGCCATAAAATGCCAGAGTCAACCCCTGTTGCCGCAACTCTCAAAGAGATCAAAGCGGCATTTCCGAAAGCGAAAGCCGAGCGAGTGATTGCATGGGCATTGAAAGAAATGCCGATGGCTTCAGTCGCTGCTGCTGCTGCGGAAGAGATGATGAGCGAGAACGAAGAGTTGATGGCCAAGTGCAAGGCGATGGAAGAAGAACTCGCCAAGTACAAAGCTGCTGAACTTGAAATCAGCACTGATGAAGAAGAAGACGACAGCGAAAAGGAAATGGCCAAGGCTGCCGAAGAGGAGAAGGTTGAAGCCAAAGCAAAGTCAGGCGTCAAGCCAGTCGCCAAGGCTCGCACGAGCGGCCCGTCTGCCAGTGTCCGCTGGAATCAGGCCGTCGATGCCGCAATGGCAAAGACCGGCAACAACAAGATGAAGGCGGTGGCATTGGCAAACCGCAACCACCCGGGACTTCGCGAGGCGTTTCTCGCAGAAGCGAACGCTCGCTGATTCGCAGCGTTAATTTCAACCAATCATCACTTCTGTGAGGAACGAATATCATGAGTCAGTTTTTTGAAACACCAGTTGTGCCAGATACAGCGGCCGGAGCTGTTGGCCAGTATCTTCGAGTAAAAACGCCGGGGGCGGTTGCTCTTGCCGGTGCCCTTGAAGATTCCTTCGGCACGATGGAATTGCCATGCGTTGCGGCTGGACCGTGTTCTGTTCGATTGAAGACTGCTGAAGGCACACGCAAGATGGTTGCGGCGACAGCAATCACCAAGGGAAATTACGTTTACGGTGCAGCGTCTGGAAAGGTGTCTGCGGTTGCAAACGGCAACATTGAGGGCATTGCCAAGGAAACCGTCACAACGGACGGTGACATCATTGAGGTGCAATCGCTTAATGTGCCGGTGTCAAATCCGGTCACGTTGGCATCCGCTAACGCCGCCATCGCACTGGTGCCTGGAACCGTCGTCATCACCAAGACAGGGTCGCTTGCTGCAATGACACTGGCAGCACCAACAGCCGCGCAGGACGGATTGACAATCACTGTGACGTCAGCGACGGCATTTGCTCACACAATCACGGCGACAGGCCTGATCGAAGACGGCGTGACTGGCGGAGCTAAGACCACGGCGACGTTTGCCGCGTTTGCCGGGGCGACGATTATCCTGATGGCCTACAACCTGAAATGGCA